AGCATGACGGCATCGAAGGGCCAATCCGTCACGAAAACGGTTGGGCGAAATACTGCACAAAGCCGCATAACTGGAAAATTACTGCCGTCATCCGGTATGAGTGTGATGCGGGCATAACTGAGGATGTTGTCAGTTTCGAGGCAAAAAGAGCGGCGCTTACCGACTTTGGGTCTGTCATGCACAAGCATCTGAACGACCGCATTGCAGGGCGTCGGTGGTATTTTGCGAGGGTGACATGTCGGCCGGTGCTGAATTGATGCAGCCGGAGTTGTTCGGCCAGGATGAGCATGTCTGTCCGGGTTATGATGTTTGCCCCATCGGCATGTGCGGCTGTCGATTCCTGGGGCTTGGCACTCCGTTCGCCAGCGATGTAAAAAAGCCAGACTTGCCAAACCCTCCGGACGAGGGCTAATATCCAATCATCCCCTTCCCGGAGCCATCCGGGTTTTTATTCCGAGGCCACCATGAGACTGTCCACGTATTTCTCACTCGCGGAAATGACAGTCTCGGGTTACGCCGCCCGTCACGGCATCAGCAATATCCCCGGCCCCATCGAACTTGACAGCCTGAAGCACACCGCGCAGCAGCTTGACCGGGTTCGCGCCTTGCTTGGCGTTCCGGTCATTGTCTCGTCGGGCTATCGCTGCCCACCCGTCAACACCGCAATCGGTGGCGCAAAGAACTCGCAACACATGACCGGGCAGGCCGTGGATTTCACCGCGCCATCGTTCGGCAATCCCGAGGCGGTTGCAAAAGCCATCGCAGACAGTCATATTCCGTTCGACCAGCTCATCCTGGAGTATGGGCAATGGGTTCATATTTCATTCACCACGCGCCATCCTCGCGGCGAGATACTGACGATCACGCGAGACGGGGCAGTCAAGTGGCTTCCGAAATGAAAACCGTAATCCTCTGCCTGCTGCTGACCGGATGCGCCGGGATGCCTAATCTGCCGGTATGTCCGGAAATCACGCTGAAGCTCTGCCCGACGGTGCCGCAATGACTCCGCGCTCACGGCTCAAGGAGCCGTCATCTTGGGGAGGTCTTGGGGCCATGGTGCTGGCTATCGGCATGATGGAGCCGACAAATCAGGTGATGATTGTGGCGGGCATTGTGTTTTGTGCGCTCGGGATTATTTTACGGGAGCGGAAATGATGCGCGTGATTGTCATGGCGTTACTGTCCACCACGGCCGTGCTTGTGCTGGCTGCTGCGTCCATGGGGTATCAGCCTTGAAGCTCCGCGTGATGGAGACGGCTTTCGACGAGCTTTGCATGGCGCTGCTTGTGCCGCTGCTGACGTTCCTGATTGTGGAGCTGCGCGGATGGTACAATGGCCGTAGACGCTGGCCAGCAAGGCTTATCGAGGGCGCAATATTCGGACTGGTATCCGTCTGGGTTCATCCGGTGGCGCAATACGTTTTTGCAACCAAGTTGGGGTTTCCCGAGGCTGTAGCACGCGACGCTGCCATCGCGTTTGTCTGTGCGCTGGGATACATTGGGGCGGATACGTTGAGCGATGCGGCAAAGAATTATTTTGAGGGGAAGCGGTAATGGTGACGCGAGAGGCTGCTGTGCATGTCTTGGCGCTGCTGAGCGCTGGAACCCCGGTCGTTAAGGCTTGTCGTGACTTGGGGATATGCAGGAGCGAGTGGTATTTGGCAGTTGATCGCGAAGGTCTTGCGGACATGCATGCGCGTGCGCGTGAGGAGTACGCTGAAGCTAAAGTCGAGGAAATGCAAAACATTGCCGAGACTATCGAAGATGTTTCCCGCGCCAAGCTGCTTTGCGACAACATCAAATGGGAAGCCGCCCGCGTTTCCCCCAAGAAATACGGCGACCGCATCGAAAACCGCCACACCGACGGAGACGGCAACAATTTAACCGTCCAGGTGGTGCAATTTGGCACTAATAACCCTCCCCGCTAACGGCTGGCGTCCTCGCGATTACCAGCTGCCTGCATGGTCATACCTCGAAGGCGGCGGCAAACATGCCGAGCTAATCTGGCCACGTCGCCACGGTAAAGACGAAATCTGCCTCCACTTTACCGCCTGTGCTGCCATTCAGCGCCCTGCCGTCTACTGGCACATGCTGCCGCAAAAGGATCAGGCCCGCAAAGCTATCTGGACGGCCGTCAACCCGCACACCGGCCGACGCCGAATTGATGACGCCTTCCCCAAAGAAATCCGCAAGCGCACGCTCGAAAACGAAATGATGATTGAGTTTGTCAACGGCAGCGTGTGGCAAGTAGTCGGATCCGATAACTACGATTCCCTTGTCGGCGTCACCCTGGGCGGAATCATCTACTCCGAGTGGTCACGCGCTAACCCTGCTGCCCGCGCATACCTGCGCCCAATCATCATGGAGTCGAAAGGCTGGCAGATTTTCATCACGACGCCCAAGGGCAAGAACCACGCTTACACCACGTTCAATAGCGCGATGAAAGACCCGCACTGTTTCGCGCAACGCATCACGGCGCTGGAGTCTGGCACGTTTACCCCGATGCAGCTTGAGGCCGAGCGCCGCGTCTATGTTGACGACTACGGGCCGGACATGGGCAATGCACTGTTCGAGCAGGAATACCTATGCTCATTCGATGCCGCCATCCTGGGCGCAATCTACGGCTCTGAACTGCGAGACGCCGCGCCACGCATTACGCAAGTGCCGCATGATCCGAACCTGCCGGTTCACGCAGTCATGGATATGGGCTGGTCGGATGACACGGCTATCCTGTTTTTTCAAGTTGCACGCGGCGAGGTGCGCCTGATTGACGCCTATGCCACGCACGGCCAGACCATCAGCCATTACAGTGAGGTCATGCGCGCCAAGCCGTACAAGTACGGGCAGCATCTCTGGTTGCCGCATGATGCCCGCGCCAAGTCGATACAGACCGGCCGCAGCGCCGAGGAACAATTCCGCGCTCTGGGCTGGCAACCGCGCATTGTGCCGGAGTTGTCGATTCAGGACGGCATAAACGCGGTGCGCAAGACGTTCCCGCAACTGTGGATAAACTCGGAACTGACCGATTTCCTCAACGCCATCGGCCAGTATCAACGCGAATGGGACGACAGCAAGAAGATGTTCATGGACAGGCCGCGCCACGACTGGACAAGCCATTACGCCGACGCATTGCGATACCTGGCGCTGGTCTGGCGTGAGGAAATGGTCATCAAGGAAGCGCCCGCACCGGTATTTCCTGCAGCGCAATCCTTCGAGCAGATGCGCGACCGGGCAGCAAGGGCGCGAAGAACTGGCATTTAGCATCTTGATAGTGGTATTTCGTTGGCGCATAATCACGCAATAACGGAGGCTCCCCATGCAACAGCAATACCCGTTCCAGCCCATCGCAGGCGCAGCTTCCACGCTGAATATCGCCGTCACCGCAGCCAATCAGACTTTCACGCTCCCGTCACCGCCCAACAGCGGCGGAACCATGCGCCTCGTTAATTATGGGTCGCAGCCTATCTTCTGGGCATACGGAACCGTGACAAGTGCCGTGGCCACTTCAACGATGATGCTGCCAAACACCGTCGAGACCTTCACCCTGCCCGGTGGCGTCACTACGCTGTCAGTCATCGCTGGCGCTGTCGGCTCCACGCTCTATGCCACCATCGGCGAGGGAATGTAATCATGCTCCGCGCTATGGGTGTATCCGGCGTACCTTCCAGCACATGGGCGGCTAAGCCTGCCGCAACTGCGCTCCCTGTCGGCGCTGAAATCCTCGTTACTGACATCGGGCCTCTCGGTACCAAGTTTTACACGACCGGGACAGAATGGGTTCCTGTGGGTGGCCGGATTCGCCTGTCACGCGTCTGTGCGGATGCGACTGAGTCCACGAACAGCACAAGCGAAATCAAAACATACGGAATTCTCGTCCCCGCTGGCCTGCTGGCGGTTGGCTGCGAAATCCAGGTTGCGCACGAATGGACATACCCGAACAGCGCCAACATGAAAACATTCCGCGTCCGGTTCGGTACTGCAGACGACCTGACCGGAACCGTGATGGCGGCTCCGACGTTCACCACGACCGCCACGAACCAATTGCTGCACAATTTCCGCATCACTGATGGCAGTATGGCGGCTCAGACCGGCATGGCGACTTCGGTCAGCCTTTGCTATACAAACTCTTCCAGCGCCCCGGCCACTGCCGCCATCAATGCCAGAAACAACACCTACATCGTTATCTCGTCGCAGCGCACGCTCGGTACTGAGGCGGTAGTGAACAAGGCGTATTCTGTGGATATATTCTGGTAATGGTCGCCCCTGCTGCTGTACCTCAATCCCGAACAGGCCGATGGAAGGACGCGCTTGAACTTGCCAGCAAAAAGGAATCAGGCTGGCGGCGCATGACGAAAAAGATCATTGCCCGGTATCGCGGCGATGATTGCATGGACGAGATGGGCGAGAAGAAGAAGGAAACATTCAACATCCTGTGGTCAAACATCGAGACCCTGCGCCCGTCGCTGTACAACCGCACGCCTACGCCTGACATCCGCCGTCGCTACGACGACAAAGACCCGATTGCAAAGGCTATCAGTGAGCTGCTGAACCGCTCCTGCGAATACTGCATGGACGCCTATGATTTCGACGGCGTCATGGTTGCCGCTGTCCACGATTCCCTGTTGACTGGCCGTGGCGTGACTCGCGTCCGGTATGAGCCGGTAATGGGTAGTCCAGACGAGCAGGAAGAACAGGCCGACATTGCCGAAGGCGACTTCACCGACGCGAAAGAAAACGAAGCACCGGAGACGGATGACCCTGAAGCGCCGATGCAGGAAGTGGTTTACCAGAAGGTCTGCCTTGAGCCTGTCTCATGGGACGATTTCCGTTGTGAGCCTGTGCGCCGATGGGCTGACGTGACATGGGTAGCGTTCCGGTTGTTCCTGACCAAGCAGCAGTTGGTGGAGAAGTTCGGGCCGGAGAAGGCGGATCTCGTGCCGCTTGACCACACCGCGCTGGACAAGGCCGATACGGACAACGACAACCAAGCCGACGAGAAGAAGGAAGAAAACAACCGTGGTAAGGTCTGGGAAATCTGGGACAAGACTACGCGAAAGGTCATCTGGATGACTCCCGAGTCCGAAACGCCGATCTTGTTGGTTGAGGATGATCCGCTTGAACTGTCGTCGTTCTTCCCCTGCCCGATGCCGCTATATCAGACCGAGGACACGACCAGCCTGATTCCCATTCCGGACTTCAAGCTGTATCAGACCCTTGCGGATGACCTTGACCGAACCACTCTCCGCATCATCGGGCTAACCAAGGCCATGAAGGTACGCGGCATCTATGACTCATCGCTGCCCGAACTTGACCATCTGTATGACGATGGTGACGCAACACTGATTCCGGCGCAGAATGTTACAGCGCTGCTTGAGCGCGGCGGCCTGGATAAAGCCATCTGGTTTGCCCCGCTGGAAACCCTGATCGTCACCATGCGCGAGCTTGTGGCGCATCGTGAGGTCATCAAGGCCAGCATTTATGAAGTGACCGGCATCAGCGACATCATGCGTGGGCAGACGGTTGCCAGTGAGACGATGGGCGCACAGCAACTGAAATCCCAATGGGGAACCTTGCGCCTGCAACGCCGTCAACGTGCCGTTCAGCGCTATGCCCGCGACCTGCTCCGGCTTATGGTAGAAGTCATCTCGGAAAAGTTTGATCCGCAGACGTTTACCATCATGACCGGCATCCGGCACATGACGAATGAACAGAAGGCGATGGCGCAGCAACAAATGATGATGGCGCAACAGTCTGGCCAGCCCGTACCGCCCGAGATGCAGGCAGAAATGTCCGCTCCGACATGGGAAGAAATCCTGTCCGTGCTGCGCGATGAAATGGTGTTGTCTTACCGGGTTGACGTGGAAACGGATAGCACCATCCAGGCTGACGAGGCGCAGGAAAAGCAGGACATGACCGAGTTGATGGCCGGAATGTCGCAGTTTGTTGCCACAATCGGGCCTGCTGTACAGTCTGGCTACCTGCCGATTGAGGTGGCCAAGTCCCTGATGCTGACCGCTGTCCGCAAGTTCAAGGCCGGTGGGGAACTGGAAGCGGCTATCGAGAACATCCAGCCGCCAGCTCCGCAACAGAAGCAGGATGATGGCAAGCAAGCACAGATGCAAATGCAGCTCCAGCACGAGCAACAACTCAAGCAGGCCGACATTCAGCACCAGCAAGCCATGAAGTCGGCGGAACTGCAAAACAGTCAGCAGGTTGAGGCTATCAAGGCCGCTACCGAGCAAGCAAAGATTCAATCCGACGAGCGTATTGCTCAACTGAACGCGCAAACCGAACAGCAACGCATGGCGCTGGATCATGAGAAGAACATGGCCGCACTGATGCAGGCCGAGGCATCCGAGCGCCGGTCAATGATGACTCGCGGCGAGGTGACGGCATGAAGCGTTTCAAGTGCGAAACCTGCATGACGGAAACCTTCGGCGGAAATGGCAAGTTCTGCCACGGCCAGATGATGACCGACATGGGCGAGTGGGTCATGGAGAAGAAAGAGATCCTTCACGCTCCGATGATTGTCCGCGCCGCTGCGTACCAGTATCAATGCCCTATCACTGGGCGCGAAGTGAACGGCAAGCGCGACCATGAGCGCAACCTTGCAGAGCATGGATGCCGACTGCTGGAGCCTGGCGAACGTGAGGATGCAGAACGGCGCAAGAAACACGCGGCAGATGTGCTTGATCGTCAACTGGATTCGGGCATTGACCATGCTCTGTCGCAGATGGGTGACGAGAAGGTAAACCAGCTGGTATCGGAGATGACAAATGGCTGACCCGTTGCTGTTGGCGAAGTTGCTCAAGTACGATCCGCGCAATATTGCGGGAGTCGCGGAGCAGGCTTTGCCGATGATTACGGGGGCCATAGCGGAGCCGGTTGCTGGTTTGTTTGGCGCGTATGAGGCAGCAAAAGGCGGTAGCGCTGAAGGTGCTGGAAATGCAGTCCGCGAGGCCATGACGTACCAGCCAAGGACACAATCAGGCAAAACGTATCAAAAAAGCCTGATGAATGGTGTGCGGTCAATCATGCAATCCGCCCCGGTGCAAACGTGGCAGCGAGGCGTGGATGTTGCTGGAAAGAACTCCCCTGCCGCTGGCGCATTATTGCAGTCCGTTCCTGCTGCAATTGGCGTGATGACTGGAGCAAAGCCGGCCATGCAGACAGGGCAGGCGGTTTCTCGGGCATTGGCGCAGGCGCAACGGGCAGCGATGGATAACGCCATGATTCCAAGGGCGTTACATCCACAGAGGGGCGCGGTAATTGTTGATGGGGACTTGAAAAGGATTGCCGACTTCAGAAAAAAAGATGACATGTACCAGTTTGAAAATAGCGACGAGTTTTACAGTGCGCTCAATGACTTTGTTCAAAAAAATAGCGCAAATGACGCATTTGAAGGGATGATCCTGCCGACTGGTCACGGGCAGCACAACGGGTTTTTGATGATAACGCCATCCGCAAAAAAAGAAGGCGCGTGGCAGGTAACGCATACAGATAAGAATTACATGCCTATCAGCGATGAAGGTATACAAACGAAAGCGGACGCGCTGGAGTCGTTTGCGAGATATAGCAATCCAGAGCTATGGCACGAATGACACCATCCCGCGCCGACCTCATCGCTGCTGCATGGCAGATGTTAAATTTTATCCACCACATAAGGGCAACCCCATATGTCAACTGAAAACGAGCCGTTCGATCTTGATGCCAGTCTGGAATCAATCTATGACGGCATGAGCGACGACGATGCAGGCGATACCGGCAGCGATGACAACGAACAACCGACAAGCCGCAGCCGTGACGAGTCCGGGCGATTTGCGCCCAAGACGCCGACCGATGATGGCGATGATGATGGCGACCATGCTGACACTGTCGAGGCATCAGCCAACGACACCGACACTGCTACTGAAACCGAACAGCCGGAAGTCACCGCCAAACAACCGCCGTCATCCTGGCGGGCTAATGTGCGCGACCATTTCGCCACGCTGCCCACCGATGTGCAGGACGAAATCCTGCGGCGTGAGGGCGACTTCCATAACGGCATCCAGCAGTACAAGCAGGATGCAGATTACGCCCGCAGCATCAAGGGTGTAATCGCTCCGTACCAATCCGATTTTGCGGCACTTGGCGTCAACGAAACGCAGGCAATTCAGTCGCTCCTTCAGTCGGAACGGACGCTGCGTGTCGGTACGCCTGAGCAAAAGCTCGCCGTGCTGCAATCCATTGTTCACAGTTACGGCGTACCGGTCGAGGCGCTGCTGTCGGATGATGGCAATGTGCGCGATGTGGCAATGCAGAACGCGCAACTGATTTCACGGCTGAACCAAATGGAACAGCAGCTGCACGGATTCACCTCCGCGCAGCAACAAACCGCCCAAAATCAGGCACAGACGGAAATCCAGAAGTTTGCGAGCAACCCCGCAAACAAGTGGTTTAACGACGTGCGCGAAGACATGGGGCGGATGCTTAATGCGGGAATGGCAACAGACCTGCAGGATGCGTATGATAAAGCGGTATGGCAACGCACTGACATTCGACAAGCAATCCTCGCTCAACAGCAGAAGGAAGCCGAAGAAAAGCGTCAGAAAGAGGCCACAACCCGAGCAGCCAAGGCCATCAAGGGCAATGTGACGAACCTGAGAACACAGGGACCGGCACCGACCCACGTAAGCCAAAAGCCCAAGTCTTGGGAAGATTCGCTCGAGGATGTCTTCGAGCGGGTAAATCAACGGTAACTTTCAGAGGTAGACCTTTATGGCTTCTCCCAATAGCACTTTCACGGAACTGGTATCGACCACGTTCCGCAATCATCGCAAAGAACTGGCTGACAACGTCAGCAAGAACAATGCGCTCTTTAACGCACTGACCAAGGGCGGCCGCGTCGATATTCTGGACGGCGGTATTTCCATCGCTGTGCCGCTGGAATACGCCAACAACGCCACCTACCAGCGTTACTCCGGCTACGATGTGCTGAACATCCAGGCGTCTGATGTGATTTCTGCCGCTGAGTACCAGTGGAAGCAAGTTGCCGTCAACGTTGTGGCGTCCGGTCTGGAACTGCGCAACAACTCCGGCAAGTCGCAGATCATCAAGCTGGCGAAGGCGCGCATCAAGAACGCCATGCACTCGTTTGCCAATGGCATGAGCGCCGACCTGTACAGCGACGGCACCGCAACCAACCAGATCGGCGGTTTGCAGGCGATTGTGGCTGATGCCGGAACCGGCACTGTCGGCGGCATTGACTCCAGTTCGTTCACGTTCTGGCAGAATCAGGTGCAGTCCGCTGCGGCTCCGATTCAGGGCGGCGCAGGCATCACGCCTTCGGCCACTACCATTGAGTCGCTGATGCTGCCGCTGTACATCAGTCTGACCCGTGGCTCAGACCAGCCTGACCTGATCGTGATGTCGAATGACTACTTCACGTTCTACGAGCAGAGCCAGACCAGCATCAAGCGTTACACTGATGCCGAAAAGGCGGACGGCGGCTTCATTTCGATGAAGTACAAGGGCGCGAATGTGGTGTTTGATGGCGGATCTCTGGGCGGCGGTATTCCTGCGTCTCATGCCTATTTCCTGAATACGGACTACCTTGGCCTCTCGGTTCACCGCGATGCCAACATGACTGAGATTCCGGAACTGCGCGCTGTGAACCAGGACGCCGTGGTCATTCCGGTGTTGTGGCAGGGTAATCTGGTGTGTAGCAACCGCTCGCTCCAGGGCGTAATGAAGGCCTAACGGGAGAACTGATCATGGCTTTTGCAAATATCCCCGGAGTTATCGGCAATCAGTCGATCTCCATGTTTCGCGTACCTGACTCCACCCAGCGCTTCGGCCTGGGCGCTGAGTTGACTGGCGCTGACCCATATTGGGGCGGCAGTTCGTTCCTCTACCTGAAGGCTGGCGAAGCCATTGCCCAAGGCGCTCCGTGCATCTGGGACAAAGACTTTGTTGCCGTCAACGTGCCGAACACTGGCAACACTGGCCGAGCCATTGCTGTTGCTATCTATCCGATGGCGTCCGGCGATTACAACTGGTTCTGCGTGTCTGGCGAGGTTCCCGTGGCTGTTACCGCGTCTGTTGCTGCGGGCGTTACTTTCGGTATCACTGGCGCAGGAACGGTTGGCGCTATATCGAACGGCAAACAGATTCTGAATGCCGTCTCGGTGCTGGCATCCACTGGCACTGTCGTCAAGGCCAACACCACCACCGTCAGCGGCTCGGCTGTTCTGCGTCTGTCCGCTCCGGCTGATGGCTGGTTCTACGGCATGGCACTGAGCGGAACCGGCATCGCTGGCGGCGCAACCATCTCCGCTATCAGCGAGGACGGCCGGGCGGTTACAATGTCCGCCAACGCCACTGCATCCGGCTCTGTGTCCGTCACCGGCACTTACACCGGGTTTATCAAGGCGCAAGTGGCTCGTTCGTTCGTGCAGGGCCAAGTGGCTTAATCGTCACGCGGCAAACCGGGGCATGATTTCGCGTTATGCCCCACATTTCATAAATAAATGTCAATGAGGCAACCCGATATGACATCCGCAGGCATTATCAACACCGCGCAGCACACAAAAGCAGCCGGGCCGCATGTGCGGTTTACTATCCGCTCCGTTAAAGACCCGGTTGCATCGCAAGCCGCTGGTTATGAGGTTGCAAAGGACGAATACTATGCAACCATTAATGCGCCAGGCTCTCGGGACAGCGTAGATAAGCCCGTCGATCAATGGCTGGAGGAAATCAAGCAGAAGGCGCGGAATGGGGATCAGTTTTGGACATATAAGATGCATGAGGCGTTTACTTATGCATTTTCGGAATTCAAAAAAGGCAACGAAGTTCCGCCATTTGGCACACCAATTCGCGGCACATTACTGCTTCAGCCTACTGAGCAGAGACGGTGTATAGATGCAAGAATTCTGACAATTGAAGATCTTGCAGAGGCCAATGAGGGCGCAATTTCCCAAATTGGCATGGGCGCTCGGGCCATGAAAGAAAAAGCCATTGCGTGGCTTAAAACAAGGGATGAAAGCGGCAGTAAGTTGGCCATTGAAAACCAGGCGCTGCGTGTCGAAGTCGAGCAATTGACCGCCGCGCTTGAGTCGGCCAATGGTAAGATTAAGCAACTGGAATCCGAACTGAGCCGGAAGAAATGATATGACCATGCTTTCCATGATTCAGCAGGCCGCACAACGCATCGGGATTGTTTCGCCCAATGCGGTTGTGTCGTCCTCTGACCCGCAAATCATGCAGCTGCTGACGCTGCTGAATCAGGAAGGCGAGTCGCTGTCGGAGCGTTACGCATGGCAGTCGCTGCGCCGTGAATCCACGTTTACCGGCGTCGCGGCTGACGATCAGGGCGCAATGGCGACTCTTGCCGGGACTGACTTCAAGTATTTGGTGACGGATACCTTCTGGAACCGCACCCTCCGCCGTCCGGTCTATGGCTGCATCACGCCGCAAGACTGGCAGACACTAAAGGCATCGCCGCAGACTGGTCCTTATCAGCAGTTCATCCTTCGCGGCGGTCATATGTGGATGATTCCGAATCCGACCGCATTGCAGACGCTGGCGTTTGAGTACGTCAGCACAAACTTCGTGCTTGCATCAGACGGCACGACCGGCAAGGACTCGTTCACGGCCGACGACGACACTTGCCTGCTGGATGAAAAGATCATGACCATCGGCCTGATCTGGCGCTGGAAGCAGGTCAAGGGGCTGGAATATGCTGAGGATTTCCGACTGTACGAGCAGCGCGTCATGGATGCGATGGGCCGCGACAAGGGGCCGACCAGCATCAAGATGACCGGTCAGCCGACTGTGCGCTTGCCGGGTACTGTTGTGCCTTACGGGAATTGGCCGATATGAGACAGGCTATCGTGGCGAAAGGTCGCGGCCCGAACGCAATCGGCCGCACGGTTCCGGCTCCGGTTGGCGGATGGAACGCTCGGGATTCATTGGCGGCAATGGACATTAAAGATGCCGTCATCATGGATAACTTCTTCCCGTTGACGACTTCCGTCATTGTGCGCAAAGGCTTCACGAATTGGGCGACCGGCATCGAGACGACCGGCGTCGGTGATGACGTGGAGACGCTGGCCATTTACAACTCAGCAGGCGGAACAAACGAGATGTTTGCGGCGGCTGGCGGCAGTATCTATAACGTGTCGACTATCGGGCCTGTTGGCGCTGCCGAAGTGTCCGCGCAGAATAGCGACCGATGGCAGGTCACAAACATGGCCACCACTGGCGGCAAATACATGTACCTTGTCAACGGCACGGACAAGCCACTGCTTTACGATGGGTCAGCGTGGACGGCAATCGACAATGCAAGCACTCCGGCAATTACTGGCATCACGACCACTAAGCTCGTTCACGTCAACGTGTTTCAGCGCCGTCTGTGGTTCGTTGAAGCTGATAGTCTTAGTGTCTGGTATCTTGCTGTGGATACTATTGGCGGCGCTGCAACCGAGTTCGACCTCTCGGCCGTCTTCGGACGAGGCGGATACCTGATGGCCATGGGGACGTGGACGATTGACGCCGGGTATGGGATGGATGACCATGCGGTTTTTATCTCGTCTCAAGGCGAAATTGCCGTCTATAAGGGGTACGACCCGTCCAGCATCAGCACTTGGGCGCTGGTTGGCGTGTATTGGGTTGGCTCTCCGGTTGGTCGCCGTTGCTTCGTCAAGATGGGTTCGGAGTTGCTTATCATTTGCCAAGATGGCTTGATGCCCATGTCCAAGGCGCTGACCACTGTCCGCGTCAATAACAAGCTAGCTATCACTGACAAGATTCAGCAGGCAACCAGCCAGGCCATTTCCCTGTATGGCTCTAATTTTGGCTGGCAGTTGGTGCCGTACCCGAAAGAAAACATGCTCATCCTGAATGTGCCTATCAGCACGCAGGCAAACCACCAATACGCCATGAACACCATTACCGGGTCATGGTGCCGGTTTACCGGATGGGATGCTTTTTGTTGGGAGCAGTTCAACGAGGATATTTATTTCGGCACAACCGGCAAGGTCTGCAAGGCGTGGGACGGTCGGCTTGATGGAGATAGCAACATTCTGGCCGAGTGCCTGCAAGCCTTTAGCTCGTTCGGCTATCCTGGCTCACTGAAACACTTCAAGTTGCTGCGCCCTGTCATCGCTGTGGATGGCGCTGATGCGAACGCTTTCGGCCTGAGCATCGGCATCAATGTCGAGTACTCGCAAACACCTCCGGCAGGCTGGCCGACATTTTCAACTGGGTCATACGCGCTGTGGGATTCTGCCGTCTGGGATTCCGCAGTCTGGGTTGGCGGTTACTCACCGGCCAAGCAAGACTGGCTGACCTGTCCGGCGATTGGTTATAACGCCGCAATGCATGTCAAGGTCACGAACCGGATAACCGACCTGCAATGGATCAATACGGACTTCAAGTTCGAGGTTGGGCATGGCCTATGAGATCGTTTGCGGGACAGACTGGAATCCGGTATTGGGCGACTACTGCCGCAGGAATGGCGGCGGAAGCTATCGCGAAGGCGCGCAATGCTTCGGGATGGTGCGCGACGGGGTTATTGTGGCTTGTGTCATGCTGGATTGGCATAACGGCGCTTCGATCTATATGCACGTCTGTTCCACTGCCCCCGGGTGGCTGACACGCGAATACATGCGCGTCGTGTTCGATTATGTTTTCCGGCAGCTAAAATGCCGTGTTATTATCGGTCTTGTGGCTGAAAGCAACCTCAAGGCCAGGCGATTTGATAAGCATCTAGGATTTACCGAAACTGGGCGTATTCCCGAGGGTTGTCCGGATGGCGATCTAATCATCTACACCATGCACCGAAACCAGTGCAGGTATATTGAGGCCAGCCATGTCTAAACCTGACGCACCCGCAACTCCTGATTACGCCGGGGCCGCAAGGCTTCAAGGGGCTGCTAATCTTGAATCCGCCCGCGCAACATCCAAGCTATCTAACCCCGAGTGGGACAATGCCGAGGGAACACGACGCATCCAGTACGGAGTCGGCGGCGATCCTGACCGCGTTCGCATCATTGACTCCATGTCGCCACGCGCACAGGAGCAATACGACCTCGGCCAGGGCATCAACACCAATCTTCTGAACACCGCATCATCCGGCCTTGACCGCGTGACAAACCAGATGGCCACGCCGTTTAATATGTCGCAGGTGCCGAACGCTCCAAACCTGCCGCAATCTTCCGATGCAACCCGCTCCGCAGTCGCTAATGCGCTGATGTCTCGCTTGAATCCGCAATTCCAGCGCGATGAGGAAGGCGCACGCACCCGCATGGCAGCGCAGGGCATTACGCAAGGCAGCGAGGCGTGGAACAATGAAATGAACCGGCTCACGCAAGCCAAGAATGATGCGTCCATGCAAGCACAGGTTCAGGCGGGCGGCGAACAGTCTCGGCTGTTTGGTGAACAGATTCAGGGCTACAACGCGGGCCAGCAAGGGCGGCAACAGTCGATTCAGGAGCAAGCCTACCTCCGCAACCTGCCACTGTCTGAAATCAACGCCCTGCGCACCGGCAACATGCCGAATATGCCGCAGTTCCAGGGATTCAGCGGGTCTCAGGTGCAGGCGGCTCCGTTGCTGCAGGGCGCACAACTGCAAGGCCAGAACGCGATGGATGTCTACAATGCGAAGGTCGGGTCTTACAACTCGCTATTGGGCGCTGCCGGTCAGCTTGGCGGAACCGCTGCAATGATGGCGTCAGACCGCAGGCTGAAGACAGACATCTCGCTTGTCGGCAAGTTGGATAACGGCCTAGGCGTGTATAAGTACCGATACAAGGCGGGCGGGCCAATGCAAGTCGGCGTGATGGCTGATGAGGTTGAGCGCATCAATCCGGGCGCTGTAGGCAAGGGTGTGTTCGGTGGTTTTGATGGCGTCGATTACGGGAAGCTCTGATCATGGCTGAAGATTACTCGCTTTACGGCAATCCCGAAGCAATCGCCCGACAACGCGCACTGGCTCAGGCAATGATGAACGGGGCCATGAATCCCGTCATGCCGCAACGTCAGGGCAACATGGCGTCTGTGGGTAGTCCGCTGTCGGCGCTTGCTGCCGGGCTGCAAGGCTACATGTCGTCGCGCCTCAGCAAGAAGGCTGACGCCGACGAGAAGACTATGCGCATGGCGTACAAGACTGCCATGGATGACTACGCCAACAAGGGCTTTGCCGCTATGCAGGGATCGCCGGAGCAGCGTATTCCGGCCGAAGTTGGCGTCAGGCCGACGAATGACCCTATGCCAGCCATGATGGGCGGAAAACAGTCTTATGTGGATGAGTTGCTGGGCGGACTGAAGTCAACAATCACCAAGCCGGAGCAGGTCATTCCTGGCCGCGCCCCAGACATGGCGCAAGCTGCGCAGTATTTTGCCAAGAACCCCAACACAGCGGCTATTGCTCAGAAGTTGATGGAGAAGCAGGCGGAAACGATTGCTCAGCAGAACGCGCCTGTTGATGTGTCCAAGTACCTTCCTTACATGCCGGGGCAAAGCGCAGCGGGGGCCATTCCTTCCGGAGGGTTGACCAATAGCAGCCTTGGCTCGTTCCTGCAGCAGGGCTTTGCGGGTGGTGGGATGCCGAAGATTGAGGGCGACCGCTCCGTTGACCTTGGCACCGGCCAAGTGACCAACCTGCCGATGACCGCAAACCAGAAGGCAACGACCGACTACAACAAATCGCAAACCTCGTACAACTGGGCGAAACTGTCGGCTGACCAGAAACAGAACGCGGTCGAGAACTACTTCAAGGCGCAGGGACTGAACAACCAACAGATTCAGATTCAACTTGACCGCATGAAGCTCGACCCGAACTATCAGGCGCAAGTTGCGGCTGCTGTTGATTTGGCGAAATCCAAGGCAGAGCGCGAAGGGATGAAGGCTACCGCCGCTGCCAATGCCATCGACCTGCTGCCGATGATGGATCAGGCTTATGAGTTGGCCGGTAACGGTCAGAATGGGGCATTTGATCGCACGATTGGAGCCATTGGCGGCGGGATGGGCTTATCCGTCCCTGATAGGTCGATTGACATGGAACTTGAGCGACTTGGCGACCGCATGGCTACGCTTGGCCAGAAGTTCGGGCCGGGTGTTCAGACGGATGCGGACTATGCTCGCGTGGCTAGCGCCTTGGGCGTGGCTAACGCATGGAACGCCACAATTGAAGATAAGCAAAAGGCATTCAAGGACGCGAAACAGGCGACGATCCGCTTAATTCAGAAGTACGGCAGCCAAGATGACCGGCGTGGACTGCAATCCTATCTGGATACGCAGCCGAAGCGCTCAAGTCTTTCGCCGGAAGATGATGCGATCTTGAACCAGTACGCGCCGAGAGGTAAATGATGGCTGATCAAGAACGGCTTCTCGTTGCGCTGCGCAACGCCCATGCTGCCGGTGATACGGCAGCCGCAACTCGACTTGCGCAACTCATCCGTGACGGTCAGGGCGAATCCGCTCCGGAACCGGCCGGACTTGCCTCCCTGATCCCGTCCAGTCTGAACCGTGGCGCAGCGATGTTGGTGGACTCTGTTGCCAACACTCCGGCAAACCTGCTTAACCTCGGCAAGGCCGCTGTCGGCTCGGCGCTGTACTCTACCGGCAGCCCAATGCTGCAAGGCGCAGCCGACAAGTACGGCTTTACCACAATGACAGAGACTCCTTCGCCTGCAAGCCGCCTGCTTGACGCTACCGGAACAGGGCAAGTCCAGCCCGTTACGCCACTGGAAAAGCGGGTTGACTGGATGGCGCAAACCGTTCCGTTTGCCATGGTTTCCCCGACGCAAGGTGCTGGAAATATTGCTAAGATTGCGGGTCTTAACGCTGTGTCCGGGCTGGCGGGCGGCGAGACATACGAGCGCACCGGAAACACGAACGCGGCCATGCTGGCGTCCATTCTCGCGCCTATGGCCGTCAATGCAGTTCCTGCTGTCGTAACCGCTGCGAAGAACATGCGCCAACCTTTCACGCAAAAGGGCCGAGAACTGGCCGCGGGCGACTTCCTCCGCAACAACTCCGCAAACGCACCGGAGGCCATCGCCAAGCTGGAAGCCACCCGCAAGCCAACCGTGCAAGGCTCCAAGCCCACTACCGGCCAGATTCTCGCGGAAGCGGGCGACAACCGGGTATTGGGTTACGAGAAGCAACTGGCCGAAGATGTCGCCCACCGTCAGCCGTTCGACGAGCGTTATGCTGCAAACAAGGCGGCGCGTGACGCCCAAATGCGGCGCATGGCTCCGGGCGAGGAAGGCGCGGCACTGGTTCAACAGCGCGTCCGTGAGGAAGTCGCGCAGCGTCAAGCCATTGCTGAAGGCCAGACGCAGAACGCTGCCGCTAGCCGTGACTGGGCGATGGGTCAGGCCGGGCGCGAAATGCCGACGTTGCAGGCCGGTCAGAACATGGCGAATGTTTACGATGACCTGAATAACCAGTACCGGCAGCAGGCTGGCGTTAATTACGCCATTGACCCATTCAACGAAATCAAGAATCTCCCGCTTCCGACAAAGGAAATAGGAAAGGTTATTGATGATGTTTATGCTGGAGTCACCAAGGCGGCTCCCGGATCTGTGCGTGAATCGCTTGGTGTTGTCGAGCAGATTGCGCGTCCGGCACAGGGCCAGCCACAGCCCGCGCTTCCTAGCAGGCCGCAACCGCCTCGCTATGAGGTCGGCCAAGTAAATCCGCACACCGATGACATTCTGACGGCTATCGCCAAAAATGGCGGGCTGTCGCGTGAAGATGCCGCGAAGTACGGTTTTGATCCTGCCGAGTTCAACAAGCGAGCAGGGCAAGGCAAACCGATATTTTCAAAGACTGGCGGCGTCCCGTTTGACCGCATGGCTGAATCGTTGTCGCAAGATGGCTATCCGGTTATGGAAAACGGCCAATACTCTCCGCATAGGCTGGCTGATGCGCTGGATGAAGCCATGCGGGGCCGTAAGGTCATGACTCCGCAGGGTCATGAATATCAAGCGGCGCTGGATGACTGGATGCGGTCAAGAGAGCAAATATTTGGCGATGACCTGCGCCCGATTAATCCGGGAAATCTGGAGATGAGCTACAACCAGATGAAGGTTGCATCAAGTCGTGTCGGAGAGCTTGAGCGGCAAGCGTCTGTTGCTGGTGATAGGCAGTCGGCCATGGCGCTCGGGCGCATCAAGTCGGCGTTGCGTCAGTCCATGGATGACGCGGTTGAACAGGGCCGCATCTCCCCGGAAATATCCGCAGCCTACAAAAAGGCAACAGCCGATTACGCGCAATATGCCCGCAACATGAAGGAAGGCGTGGCCGGTCAACTGCAATTCCGCAACGGCGAGCGCGGCATTAAGCTGGAAAACGTCCCGCGCTCGTTTCTGCAGTCCGGGGAAGAAGCCTTCCGGTCATTCCAGCGCAGTATCGGCGGGGACGATACTGCAACCGCTACGGCTCAAGACTGGCTGTCTACGCAATGGCGTAACTCGGTACGGTCGCCAGAAGGCAAGATCAAGCCGAACTGGAAGGCAAGCAGCGCTAAGTGGCTGACGGACAATGCCGAGGTTCTGGATGCCTATCCCGGCCTCAAGCAGCGCGTAGAGTACGCTATTGCCAAAGCAGGCACGGCGGAAGGCTTGGCAAAGCGTCTGGATGCCGAAATGCAGCGACTTGGCAGCGGAACCGGGGCAAAGCACTTCCTGCGCGATATGAACCCGCAAACGGCCTTTGAGCGGTTCGTAAAGTCTCCGAACCGCATCGAGGAATCCAAGCTAATCGGCGCGATTGCCAAGCGAGACCCGGAGTTCAAGGCTGGACTGTCCACAGCTATGCGTGAGCATGTGCAGGGCATGACCGATCCGCAGCTGATCAAGTTCATGGACAACGCTGGGAATCAGAAGCTCATCAATGACATGTTTGGTGACCGGATGCTGTCGCAGTGGAAAAAGATCGCCCAGGATGCGCGGCGCGACCAACTGCGGACGACCGCCAACCGGGTTGCAGGCTCCAACACGCAGAGCAACCAAGCAGCGTGGAGAATCGTTTCCAGCATGACCGGGCAGGTTCCTGTCATCAATCTGCTGCAAACGGTTGCGGGAAAGGCCGCTGCCAAGCTGACCGCCAAATCGACAGACTTGAAGCAACGCGCATTTCTCGATCCGCAGGTCGCTGCAGGGCTGATGAAGCAATCAGCAGCCACGCCGGATGCGCTGACGCAGGCGCAGACGAACCTTGGAAAGACGCTGCTGGATTTCCCTGACATCGAAAAACGCGCACTTATTATCAACAACCTGCAATTGCAGGATCGAAAGAGGAAATAACCATGCCACGCAACGGCGCAGGAACCGCGACACCACCAGCCGGGAATCCCGTTGTTGCGGGAACCACGATCAATACCACGTGGGGAAACAACACGGTTAACGACATTTACAACGAACTGTCGAACAGTATCGCGAAGAATGGCCAGACGGTTGTTACTGCCAACCTACCGATGGCTGGCTATCGCCTGACCGGCGTGGGTGACGCGCTGGCAATGACGCAAAACCCGAGCATGAAGCAGGTGCAGAATGATGCGGCTAGTTACGTCACGACCATCGGCGGAACAGGCGACGCCATTACGCTGACGCCGACCTTTGCGACGACAGCCTACACCGCCGGACTTCGACTGACGTTTGTAGCTGCAGCCAGCAATACCGGAGCGACTACGGTCAATGTCAATTCGTTGGGGGTGAAATCGGTTACCAATGCTGATGGAACGGCGCTGGCAGCAAGCCAAATCACGTCCGGCGACCTAGTGACGGTTCGATACACCGGCTCGGCGTTCATCCTGGAATCGTCCAGCCGCTCGGTTCGCAACCCTATCTCTGTCGCCACCATTGCGGCATTGAAGGCCCAGACGGCCGCATCTAACGGGCAGTCGTTCTTTGTGCAGGGTTACTATGCTGACGGCACGGCGGGCGTCAATAACGCCGGAGACGGCGGCGGCGGGTGGTTTTATTGGGATTCGGCGAGCACGGCGACGGAAAACGGCGGAACAATCATCCAGGCTACGGCAATTGCAACCGGCAGATTCCTTCGCGTGTACGAGGGGCCGCTAAGCGTAAAATGGTTTGGCGCTCACGGAGGTGGCGCTTCAGACGACAGCGCCGCCTTCTCTGCGGCAATTGCTGCTCTGTCCGTTGATGGTGGAAGTGTTGATGTTCCATTTGGCAGGGGGGAGGTATATGCAATAAACATCACTATTGCCAATCTTCGAGGCGTCTGTCTTCGAGGAACAAGCATAATCCAGCAGTCAAAAAACAGCGCTACTGATGCTTTGACCGACTGCCTGATTCCATACAACACAAACAATCCGATAATTACCATTGGTGATGATGTCGGAACAGGCGCATCCAATTTGACGTCAGGCGTCCTACTGGAAAACCTCCCATTTGACGGAAGGGGCGCTGGAAAATATGGACTCCGGCTTAAGGGTGGGGCGTATCGTAACTTTTACAATAACCTGACGTTTATTGCATTCACCACCTCCGCAATAGATATAGTTGCCGCTGTTGGGACCAATATTTTCTACCAGTATTTTGTAGGGATTGGTATAACCTGCGCCACTGCTGGCGCGATCGGGATTAGCGCCAATGGGTCTGCGGCAGGAGCAATAACAAACATTACATCTTGCACGTTCACAAATGGCTATATTTACAACTGGACGGATACAGCAAGCCGTTGCGTGTATTGCTATTCCGCTGCCTTGGTGTTCAACAGCGTTTATATGCAGCTGAACGGAAGCGGATACGGCATAGAGATGAAGAAAACCGCAGGAACTGCTGACCCTGACGTTTGGTGTTCGCTTGTCAATATTGACGGCGATCCTTCTCATGTGTCTGTTTATATGAATATCCCTGGATTTGACTTGGCGGGAAGTAAGCTGGTATCCGCGTATCTTCACGGGTCTTTTGCTTGTGATGGGCTAGTGAAGTTTCAGGACGGGAATACGGCGCTTTTGTTTTCTACAGGCACTTTCGGATGGGAACACAACCCAATATCATACGACCCTGTTGCGGTAAATGCGCAATACTTCTCGAATTCGGTAAACCCGCAACTGCGAAACCTGCATTTTAGTGTCGGTGGCGGAACATCCCCGACGCTGCATCTGACGGCACCGGGTGATTTCTATCAGGATACGGGCGATTTTGTGCTGTTGGGGGAATCCAGTGTCTCTCGCCGGGCACTACAGCATCCACTGTGGGGATCGACAACGAATGCTACGCCCAAACAGTTGACATTGGATGGGGCTGCGGCAGGAACTGGCAACCAGTATGTTATTCCGGTCAACCACTCGGTATCGTTTACAGGGCGGGTTCTGGCGCATCAGTCCGAAGCGGAAGTCACGAAAGTATCAAGCTTGTGGAAATTCCAAGGCGTGATTCACCGCGGCGCATCGGGCAACGTGGCCCTTGTTGCCTCCGTGACGCCAACAATGGCCTGTCAAACGGCATCCGCTGCGGCTTGGGTTGTGGCTGTCACGGCGGATACGGTCAATCAAACACTGGCGGTAACGGTGACTGGCGAGGCCGCGAAGTCAATCAAGTGGATTTGCTCGATTGACTTTGAGGATATTCTCTACGCCTAATCGTCATCCATCACCGCCGCAGTCAGCAGCGCCAGGGCAAGGATGCCCGCCAGTGTTATGCCGATCATTACCATCCATGGTTCCATGATCGATTCCCCTAATTAGAGTCAGCGGACTGACTCTGTTGTCATTGTTCGGCCAATCTCGGCAGCAGCGCGAACGATAGCGCGGCGGGTGGCGGCGCAGGTGTCGCGGCTAGGGTCTAATCGCGTTTCCTCAAGCCGAAATTGCTTTAGTCTGCCGTAGTCAAACATGTGCAACTTTACAGCCAGCCGCAGCGCGTCGCCGTCTGAGGCAAGTGGATTCCATACCGACCCGTCAGAGCCATGGAAAAAACCAAGCTCGACGTCAAGCGGGTGGCGTGCTCCAGGCCATTTAATCCATGCCCCGCTATACCCCGCAGCCTTCGCCGCCATCTCCAACAATTCCCGATCATTCATCACAATCACCATCACAGTGCCATTCGTGCCATGTTTCGTATCCGCCAGTGTCTGATGCCTTCCATGGTTTTTTCAGCAGGTATCTTCCGATTTTGAATGTTTCCGGCCCGTATTCACCGAGAGTTACATAAAATACATCGCCTTCGGACTCTACAATTTCGCCGTCGCGTGGGCCGCCGAAGCATTTTCCTTTATTCTTCATCACAATCCCCTCTTCACAAAATTACCCTTAAAATCACTCTGCGGCTCAATCAGCCCCGCATCCCGGAGCGTGGCCAGATGCGATTCAGCGATCGCCCGGTCAGCGCCGCCAAGGTTGTCCAGCGTCTGCCAGTCCCGGCCCGGGACCGCCCAATGGCGGGCGTATGTGTCCAGCCACTCCCACGCCTCGACAACGGCGGGAGAGTGCAGGGCGCGGCGTTCAGTTGGAGTCATTCTTGCGTATCCCTCTTCAGCCGCTTGGCGTTACGCGCATTGTGCCGTCCATCGCTTGACCGCCATGCCGACAGCTTTGCACCGGCCTCGGCAACGGATGCGGCGATGCGTTGTTGTTGGGTCAGGGTCGGCGGGATGGCGGTGAATCCTGGCACTTCGGTAATCTTGCCTCCGCGACGGAGGAAGGCGCGTTGCTCGGCTTCCAGGGCGGCGCGTTGTTTGGCGCGGATCTCGATGTCGGCTAGGCAGTTGCTTACGTAAGCCATTTATTTTCTCCTGCTGTCTTGTTTTTGAATGCCAACTCAAGCGCAGAAACATCGGAATCGGTGAGCTGGAACGCGCCGGTTCCATTTCTGTTTCGGTGGCCAGTTATTACGCCGGAGTCAATAAGGCCAGGCATTTGCCGATGCAGCTCCGACTTAGATATCTCAATTCCACGATCATGGAGTATTTTTGCTGCATCCCTCATGCTGTGGGTTCTTCGTCCGCTAAGCATCACTCACCCCCTTTCAGCACTTCAGCCCGCAGCGCCGCAACAGCAGCATCCAGCCGGGTCGCCAGGCTTTCCGGCAGTCGGTGGTCGGCGGCGAATGACCACGACTCAAGGGCACTTAACAGCATCAGCATATCAATGGCCTGCTCTCGCTTGGCCTGTCTACGCGCCTGCATCCGGCGGAACCGCGAGTCGTTCTGGCGCGTGTTTTCGTCGGGAATGAAGCCGGTGGATGTAATCATTGGCGCTTCGGTGTGGGTTATTTTCGTCATGACTGATTCCATCCCATTGTTGCCTCACGTTCCCGGTACCGGGCTAGCTCTTGGCGCAGGTCAGATGCCTGCTGTATCAGATGGTTCATTCCATCCCGCATCATACTGATCGCCTTATCTGCTGCATCCTTGCGGACATACTCAATGTCGTGCGGGAATATCTGCTCCCAGCACCAGGATGCGCCGTCCGGGTCGATTGCATCACGCTCCGACTCGCTCAGCATGTCCGGGTCGTAGTCACCAAACCATTGCAGGTAGATTGTTTCGGGTGTTTTCATTTCGGTTTGCTCCA